AAAAATTTTATGTTCAAGTAATTCTAGATTCCGTTTTACGTCTTTGTAAATCATACTTTTTTCTGTAAAAGAATCAAATGATGATATACCCATATCTACCATATTTAAAATCAAATTATAAGATAATTTAAATTTACTAATCAATGTCTGAGGAGCTCCAGACATTATTTGTTTATAACAAACACATACCATATTATTAAATAAATTATTTAGATGTATTACATTTCCTACAGTATCTATTCCCAACCTACCCGCACGACCAGCGGATTGTGTATATTCGTGGCTATACAAATAACGTTTTTCATTCCCGTCATATTTTTCTAAACTCGTAAAAATGGTTGTTTTTACAGGCATATTAATACCAATACTCAATGTCTCTGTACAAAAAAGTAGTTTAATATAACCCTTTGAAAAAAGCAACTCAACAATCTCTCTAAAAGGCGCAAGCATACCCGCATGATGAATACCAATGCCTTTTTCTAAAAGAGCTATTAATTCATTATATTCAGGAAGTTCAATATATTCTTTGAAATTCGGAAATTTACGCATAATATGTTCGCATTCATTTTTAACAATGTACGGTATTTTACTGTCATCTTCCAATAAAATAGCCGTTATTTCTTTTGCGCATTTCACAATTTGTTTTCTTGAAAATACAAAACAAAGGGCTGGAAGCATTAAATTATCTTTTAAGTATTTACATAATTCGTTTAAAATATGCGACCTTTTAACAAAAACTTTATTCTTTTTAAATAATTCCAATATCTTATGAATTTTAAAATATTGTGGGTCTTTAAATTCGCCATTGCAATCTTTTATTACCCAGGGTTTATTTATGACAGAACGTATTTCTTCGTGAATCGCTTTATCTTTAATTATTTTAAAAATACTACTATTTACTGTAATAAAAGAATAATGAGTTAAAGGAACTGCACGTTTCAAATTACTTGCTACATAAACTATTTTTTCGTCATTTCGACTTTCGCACCATTCCGCAAACTTTTTAGGATTATCAATTGTAGCAGAAAGCATAACCATTTGAACGTGTTTTGGAAGCATCATAATTGATTGTTCCCATACATTTCCTCTATTTTGATCGTTTATATAATGCACCTCATCAAAAATAACACACGCTAATTCATTTTGAATATCCATTTCAAAAGATACACTTGATGTTATATTTGTTTTACTCTCTATTTGATATAATTTGTTCAATAATATCTCAGTTGTCATTATTAAACAGTCAGCATCTGGGTTGCATTTCAAATCACCTGTTAAAACACCAAAACTTATATTCGGATATTTGTTTGTAAAATCATAATATTTTTGATTACTTAAAGCCTTAATGGGTGTTGTATAAATAACCTTTTTTCCTTTATTAACATGATGTTGAATAGCAAATTCACCAGGCAATGTTTTACCAGAACCTGTATGTGCTGTAATCAAAATGTGTTGGCCTTCTACAATAGCCTCTATCGCGTGTTTTTGAAAATTATGAAGCGGATATGAATACTGTGAAAAATATTCTTTATATTTTACTTCATTATCATGTTTATCTTGACAAATTATTACCATTATTAAAAAATACTATACATTAGTATGTATTGTATTTTTATATTGTTTGATTATATTGTTTTTATATTTTAGTATTTTATATTTTAGTATTTTATATTAATAAAAATATTACTAAATGTTATTAATATACGATATTATAAATTATGCATAATATATACAATTATTCCAACAAAAAACACAATTTTGTTGAAATTATAGAAAAACATTACAAAAAAATTTATCCGTCATTTTTAGAGTTAAATAAAATCCATAAATTATTAGAAACTGAAGAATTATCAGAATGTGATAAAGAATACCATAAAATCCCTATTCATAAATTCGGAGTTTCAGATAGAAAAAGTATATTTGTAAAAGATTTTCATTGTTTTGTTGACACACAAGAAACACAAGAAAGTTTCCAAAACTTGTACGAAACTTTTATATTAGATGTAATAAAACCTGTATTTAATATCTTACCTGAAGATAAAATTGTATTTCAAAAAACTCCTAATATAAGATTTCATTTACCAAAATGTAGTAATATCGGATATATTATTGATTCAAAAAATATATATTCTGATGTAATTGGATTACATATTGATAGTGAATTTGGACATCCCAAAAACGAAAAAAATATTATAATTCCTTTAACTAAAATGTTCGGTTCAAACAGTTTGTATTATAATTCTGTTCCTGATCCAAATATTAATGTTTATGAATATAACAATCTTGTTATGGATTTAAATAATTTTTATATCGGCAATTTAAATGAATGTTATCATTATAATAAAATAAATACTACAGGGTTTACTAGGGTAAGTTTAGATTTCAGAATATTAACACTTCATGATTATGAAAATCATATTAAAAATAACGAAATATCTTATTCTGAAACATTTAAAAATAAATTTATTGTAGGGGATTATTACAAAATGTTGTAAAAATAATGAAATTTAAAATAATAAAACGTTTAATTATTTATAAAAATAAAATATAAATATTATATTGAATGATTTTAAATTTTTCTCTCTTTTTGTCATTTTCAATTTCAATATTTGGGTATAATAATATGAAATTTATGAAAAAATATTATAATAAATTTAATAAGATAAACAAAAATTATGCATTAAACAACGAAAATTTTGATTACAATGAAAAATCTATTGAAAATTACGAAAATTATTGGCCATTAAGGAAAAATTTTTACGAAGAATATATTAAAAAATTAAATTCTAAAAATATAACAATCCAAAATAATGCAATTTTAGATAAAGATGGAATAAAAAACGATGAAAATGATAAAAATTATAAAAATGATTCATCACAAAATACATTTTATAACAAAAATTTAGATTGGGGTGTTGGTGGTTATGGGGAACAAGATGATAATAATGAAGAAGAGGAAGAAGACACAAATAATTTTAATGAAGGATATGATTTAAAAAACAATGAAATAAATACAAAAAAAAAGAGACAAATAATTATTGTTTCTGGTAATCTAAAAGATTTAAATTTAGATAAAGGATTAGATTTATTCGAAGCATTTAAAAAATACGGGGAAGCAAATGGAAAAGAAAACACGTTTAAAGATGATGATAATGACAGTAATGAAAATACTAGCGCAGCGGATCAGGAGCAAGGGTCGTCATTGCATGATCAAGAGCTGGTTGAGTTAATTCGTGGTTTGAAGCTACGCTTGTCCGAAGTAAATGCTGAGTATCAAAAAAGTGATCATCTAATACAAATGGACACCATCGGCAAGGCTAGACGCAAACAACGATTAGAAACTCAAATAACAATGCTGAAGAGAGACATTGAGCGGCTGGAGCGAACAAAGGTGGTAGAAAATAGTTATATGAATCCGAATAATGATGATTCACCTTATGAAATAGTTAATAATCGTATTCGAAGCAAAAGGGGGAATAATATTAGAGAAACTAAATCAGAAAACTTCGAAGTTGTAAAAAACATGAATATAACTTTTAAAAATGTTGGTGGTTATGAAAATATAAAATCTGAATTAAATCAATGTATTGATATTTTAAAAAATTATAAAAAATATTCAAAATATAATGTTAGAATTCCCAAAGGATTAATTCTTGAGGGACCTCCAGGGAATGGAAAAACACTTTTAGCTAAAGCTTTTGCAGGTGAATCAAATACATCTTTTATTGCCGTTTCAGGTTCCCAATTCCAAGAAAAATATGTAGGCGTAGGTGCAACACGTATTCGAGAACTTTTTGATTTAGCTAAAAAAAATATCCCTTGTATTATTTTTATTGATGAAATCGATGCAGTAGGAAGAAAACGTTCTACAGATGGCGAGACTTCTTCTTCAGAGAGAGATAGTACATTAAACGAATTATTAGTTCAATTGGATGGATTCAACACCAAAAATGGTATTTTTTTAATGGGTGCAACAAACCGCGCAGACTTATTAGACCCTGCATTATTACGTCCTGGGAGAATAGACAAACGTATTTTTATAAATTTGCCCGATCCTATAACACGCGAAGCTATATTGAACATACACTTAAAAGGAAAACCTTACGATAAAAGTATAAATATTACAGATTTGGTTGATTTAACTACTGGTTTATCTGGCGCTCAAATTGAGAATTTATTGAATGAGGCAATGTTGAATGCACTGCGTTTAGACCACGATCATATGGTATATAAAGACATTGATACCGTTATTAATAAAATAATTGCGGGGTGGCAACCAACAGAACATCAATTAACAACGGATATTATAGATAAGATAGCAATTCACGAAATGGGACATGCTATTGTTGGATTTCTCTCTAAATCTCATACAAAGGTATCTAAAGTTATCATAAATTTATCTTCTCCTACAAGTCCAGGGTACACTATTTTTGAGACATCTAAAAGCAATATTTATACGAGAGAATCTTTATTTGAACATCTTATGATTTTGTTAGCAGGTAGAATTGCGGAAGAAGTTTTTTA